CAGCAATTTTGTCAGCGTCAATGCACAGCATGGCGCTGAGGATTACAGCAAGGGCCTTGCGAAAATCAGCCACGGTCGTGGCTTTGTCTCGAAGGTCCTTTGCCCGCTGAACTTCTGCTTCACTAATAGTAATTGGTCTGGCCATGGCTCACCTCCTTGGCCAGATTGTAGCATAGTGTCAACTTGAATGCAAATTGGAATAAATTGTTGCCGTTTGTCACGGTCTGATCAGCGCCGAAATCGATATAGCAAATAATCGTGTTGTCAGCAGTTGTATCATCATACAAAATACACCCTGGAGTCGGGCCGATTGACCCGCCGCTAGCCGTCCAGCCAACGTCCTTGCCATAGGAAGGGTCATTGGCAAAGGTCACATCAGATCTGTCATTGGCATCATCCTCGGTAACGGTCGCGGCTCCCAATGTCTTGGTATTCTGCGCGTAGCCATTTCCAGCGGCCAACTCAGAGGAAGACACATCAGCAAAGGTGGCATGGGTGTCCTTGTTAAAAACAAATCCAGAGGCCATCAGAATGGCTTTGATAGAGTCATTGGCGAGATCGATATTGCCTTTGTCCCTTTCCGCCTTGAAATGGTTGCTTGCTTCTGTGGTCATTTTGTTTCTCCTTAAATTACAATTGAAATTGATCGTTGCGGTGTCCGTGAAGTAATGGTCCTGGCTGCTGTACGACAAGCCATGCCGCGGCGTGCCGTCAGACTGAAAATGCTGGGATCTGTCACGAAAAGGCCACCTGTCACATAGAGTGTTGACAGGATGGATCCGACTGTTGCTATGGCATCAGGTGTAATATCAACGTGCTCTGTTGCCAGGAAATCAGCCGATAAAATTATAGCGGTCTGAATAACGCCAGCGCTTATATCCCTTTGAGAGGAGACATCAACTATCGCCAGGATTGACGTGTCTGAAAAAATAAATCCTGCCGGGATGTTGTTGTCAATCCCTGCCGTGCCAGTAATTGTCAGCATCGCGGGAACAATATCCGCTGAGATAAAAACATGTCTGGTGGCTTCGATGTTCACCAAGATAGCAGATATTGAGAAAACCGGATCCGCACCAACAAACACATGCGCCGTTTTCTCAACTGCCGACAATATCACATTAGACGAGGCGGCAGGGTCTGCAGTCAGGTCTCGGCCAACAACAGGATCAATATCAAAGAACAAGGCCTGAGCCAGATCAGGCCAGGCCTCACCATACGAGGACTCAATAAGCAGCGGCCCTGATGTTACATCGGGAATTCCGTTAAAATTCAGGTTCGCCACGTGAAATCACGCATCCAATAATCACAGCACACCGCGGGCCTGCAAATAGGAGTAGCAGATGCCGGACAAATTATCATGGATAGTCTGCGTGGCATCAGGTAGTTGCTGCGCCATATCCATAAAATCAGGGCCGCTGGCCTGATAATCATTATATACCCTGCTGATCTCCACCCCGTCGCTTGCTGTCCTGATCGTCCGCACAGTAATATTAACACTCAAAGACTCGATATCAATCAGCAGCCGCACAACTTTTTTCTCAGTGGTAATGGTGTCTGTATTTGTAACAATGTATGGCATAGGTCGTCATCCGTTAAGAATGTCTAAAAGAAGATCCGGATATCCGCTTGACGTGCTGTCGGTGCTGACCAGCAGCTGCAGGGCTGATATGTCGTAAACCACAGGCATGCCAGTCTTGTCCGGTCCATATACATCACCGCCGTTTGTTACTTGTACCCGGCCAGAGAAAAGCGGCCGGAGAATCAGCACATTAAATGTCCCGGCCGTGGAAGCAGTGGCGGTAACCGACTCAATAGTCTGCACCCCGGAGTCACCGGCCTGCAGAGGGAGTTGGATCATGCGTCCTATCGCTGGCGCGACACCAGTGGCGAAGGCTCCAGTGGATCTCCCCGTCACTCCTGCGGAGTTAGTATACGTTACGGCAATGGTCAAATTGCCGGTAAATGCGGTAACGGCCTCGATCCATATCTGGTTACCGGCGCCGAATGCCGCGCCGCCGGTGTAATCAGGGCACCTGCCGCTGATTGATGGCTGGCCGGATAATGCCTGGGCGGCATTATAGTTGAATGCTCCCGCGGCAAACAGCCGGTCAACCAGCCGCAGCCTACAGGCAACCGATGAGCTGAACGAAACACTCGCCAAATAGCCGGTCGCGCCGCTGCCGAATGTATTAATAGGTGGACATCCAGGCGTCTGATCAGTAGGAGAGATGCCGTTGGCGGTATTGCCGGCGGCCAGCGTCCCGGCGCCAGGCTCCCCGGCGACATCAAACAGCGAATACCATGCAGCGGAAATCGTAGAGCGGACGGTGGTCTTGGTGTATGGTATCTTCTCCCGAACCGCTGCCAAAAAACCATCGCGAGTGGTTATAGTCATATGGCACCGCCAAAATTGATTACGCGCATGGCCTCGGCATCACCTGCCTGGAACGCGGCCTCCAGCTCAGCAACAACCGTATAATACCGCTGTTTATGGCCGGCAATCATCGCCTGCACCTCGGTGCCAACCTGGGCGAGCTGGGCCGCGGTGTGCGGCCTCATGGCTTTGATGCCGCTCGCCACCGCCGTGCAGGTCACGTCACAGGTCCATGCGGTGTTCCCGAGCATTATCTGCTGCAGGGCGGCCACGGCCAGGGCCGTCAGTGTCACCTGGTCGCGGTCCTTTTCTGTATCATATATATGTGGCGCTCCAAGCGCCTCGGATGTCCAGCCTGCGCGGCAGGCTGCTTCACAGGATGCTTTGAGGGCGGCGATTTGCCGTGCCCGACGCTTATCCAGATCAACGATCCATCCATTACCAAACCAGACCAAATCATCACCAACCGGCTCGATATCGGTAACTCCAGCAGGTATTGGTCCCAAACAGGACACGGCAACCTGCGAGCCAGTTAATTGACTCCATAGCCGCCTGCCGCGGTGATCTGGCACCAAAGACCACCCGGAGCCATCAAAAACAGGTATCTCATTTTCATCATGAGCAGGAGGAGCAATACTTGTGGCGTTTGCTGGGATTAAATATCTGTCAGCCCCATCAATTTTGGATTGCAACGCATCAAGCTGGGCCTCGCTGCTGCCGATATATTCCCCGGCAGCTGTATAATTGTAGATATGCATATCGTCCCCTTAATATTTCATTATGTACATAACGCTTATGTTGGTCGGCCTGGTCTCATTGCCGCCTGACGCATTGGTATTCAGGGCATTATTGTATGACGTATTGTCCCTGTACGCCGCATACGTTGATGCCGATACGCTGTTTATGGATGCTCCTAAAGCCTTATTTTGGTGGTCGTGCGACCTGTATTCGTCGGCCTGCTTGGTGCCGACATAATCACCGACAGTCCCGTCACCACGGTTTGTACGGCTGGCGGCATCCGGATCAACGCCGGCGCCATGATTCCAGCCGCGGGGAAACCTGCCGCGCATATCCGGCAGGTTGAACGTTGTTGAGCCGTCTCCAACACCATACATGGTGCCAATCACGGAAAACAAAGAGGCATAGGTGGTGCGCGACACAGCAGCACCCTCCAGCGCCAGCCACCCGGTCGGCGCCGTCCCGGTAAACCACATCATGACCTTGCCGACTAGCGCCGCACCAACCAAAGACTGGATGGCCACCCGCAGCTGGGTGTTGTCCGCCTTATTAAGCGTCAGCCCGGCCGTCTCAACAACTTCGCAGATTTCTTCCTGGACCGCGTTGGCCCAGTCATCAGTCATCACGGTTGCGGCTATACCGCCAACCGGATCTCCTTCAGTGAAGAGATTGTCGACGGTGGCCGTCGCGTGATCTATTCTGTGCATTTTATTTTTTACCCTCCGTAGCCAAACAGCACATGGGTATGCGCCGGTTTGAGTTTTGTCATGGCGCATTCCAGTAGCTCGTTGCCCCAGGAGCGCAGGGGATCCCCAACCGCCGATATGCCCATCGCAAACTCGAAGATGGTTGTCTCCGGCGCATTAACTCGCCAGGCATACAGCCAGTCAGTGCCATACAGCGGATCGCCAACAGCGGCAACTCCAACCGTAAACGGCCGATACTCTGAAATAGTCACCGTAAAGCCCAGCGCCTCGGCCACCGCGATAAAGTAGGCCCTGCTCGCGCCGCCTGTAGCGGTCAGCGTTCCATAGGCGGCGTTCATCCTGGCCTGCACGGAATCCAGCTCGCCGATACAGGCATCTGGCAACCCGAGAACCGTTTCCCAGTCCGGCAGCAGCTCATCAGCCGTGCGCGGATCGATCTGGTTGAGCAGGTCATCCGCCCGCTGATCAATCCTGGCCAGTTCCTCAGCCAGTCCGGCCAGCAGCATGGTCAGCACCGCGTTCTGCTCCCGCGTCCAGGCGGCCCCTGGCGGCAGCAGGGCCTGCAGCTGGCTCAGGTAGTTATCAGCCGTCATGCCCATGTGATGGTCCCCATCACGGCCAGCTCGCCGGCAGCCATGACCACATTGGTGGCAGGCACGGTCGTGGTGTGATCCGTTTCCCCGGCGGCAATACTGATCGCCTCATTGATCTGAGACAGATAGATCGTGCCGCCAGGCTCGCCAGCCCGCAGGATCAGGTCTGCCAGCTCCGCGGTAATCGCCGTTTTAATTGCATCTGTCGCCGGCGTCACGGCAATGGTAAAATCAACCTCCACGGCAGTGGGCGCCATGACCGTCACCACGGCCGTCACCGGCCGCAGTGTATCGATATAATCCTGCACCTCGGCAACCTTGGCCGCATCCGGGATAATGGGATCGAGATCATCGCAGACGAAAAAAACGCCCACAGTACCCTCCCCCAAATAGAGCGGCTCAATCCATGCCCTGGTGACGCCGGCCACCTCCAGCGCCCACATCTCATAATCGCTGGCCTTGCCGCCATGGGGAGGGTTCTGAATGCGGGCAATAATGCGGCTGCGCCAATCGTCTACGTCCTCCAGATCCGTACCGCCAGTCAGCCCGCCGGTGTCCACAATTGCCGAGCTGTCACAGCCGGCAATGGGGCTCACCAGCGTCAACGTGCTGGCCGCCTCGGTGTTGCCGTCGTCTCCCGCCTCAACCGCGGTTACCGCCGTGGTAATGGTGCCGGCGGCCAGCGCCGCCTCGGCGTCCGTGGCAAATTCCACGCCATCCGAGCGCGTCAGCAGAGTGCCGGCGGCAATCACCGTGCCGGTGGTGCCGGTGAAAATTACATCGCCACCGGCCTGGGCAGGCTGCTTGCGGGGCACATCCCAGATGGCGGCATGCCTGGCCAGCATCTCTTCATCCGCCAGATCAGGCAAAATCTGTTCGGCAACCCAGGCCAGATAGCCATACAGCCCATGCACGGCGCCGGCCTGCGCCCGCCCCAGCACGGAAAGCACCTGCCGCCGCAGCCTGGCGTCAGCGCCAGGAAGCCGGCTTTCAATGTCAGAGGCGACCCGGCTGATAATGGTCTGCAATGATGGTCTTTCAAACGGCATTGATGGCCTCCCACAGGCTGTCAAATCTGTATGTCAATGAGTCTCCGGCCGGCCGGTCAATCTGTACGTCCATGGCCAGCACTCCCATGCTCAGCCATTCCGCCGCCACCCGCACCTCGCTGGCGATGCCATCGTCGATCAGCCATTGCAGCGCCTCGGCCGCGTATACCTCGGCCCTCCTGGCCGTGGCCGGCAACTGTTTTTCCCTGGCCAGCAGCCACAAATGCGAGCCGATTTGATCGCCGGCCACATCACCATAGGCATCAGCCCACCAGCCGCGCCGGTCGCCGGAATTGTCCGGCAGAATGTCACCGGCAGCGGCCAGCCGGTCGGAAAACAGCGAGACGATAACGGCGGTCTGCAGGCCCTCATCCGTGGCCAGCGAGCCAGCCGCCAGGGCCAGGTCAAAAAACCCGTCAACATATGCAAGGGCGGCGTCCATAAATACCTACATGCTCTGGTTCGGCTGGTCAGTCGGCCCGCCGTAATCGTTTTCATCGTGCGTATGCGTGTTGTAGATCTGCCGCATACTGTCCATGGTCCGGCCGGTGGTGTCGCATTTGTCCTCAATGGTGCCGGTTACCTCAAAAACAGGGGTTTCAACGCGCATTTTTGTCCCTGCCTTTACCAGCACGGTGCCGGCGGTCTCCAGCTCGATCAGATTGCCACGCTTGAGGGTAATGATTTGCCCCTGGTCGTCATAGATGGCCACCTCTCCCTGGGCGAGTCCGGTCACCCGGTAGCGCCGGTCATCGACCTTTATCACCGCCCCGTGATCGGTATTGCCTCCCAGGGCCAGCACGATCGCCTCAGCTCCCGGGTGAGGATAGCTGGTAAAACCGTAATCCTGCCAGCGCTCCACCCTGTCCCGCACCTCATCATTATAGATGGCGAGCTGCAGTTCCTGCATTTTCGGTGAGTCGTAAATCAATTTCACCACGGCCCGGCGGGCCAGCAGCCGCACCCGGCGCGCCAGCGGCGCCATCAGCCTGCCGATCGCCCGTCCTACCATGCCATACCGTCCCCGGCCGCTTCTTCCGGCACGGCCAGCAGCTCAAAGCCTTCCGGCCTGCACAGCTCCAGCACGGTGCGGGTGCCGTTGTCATCGAGCAGATAGCTGACGTTGACGATCAGCATGTCCCGCTCGATCTGCAGCCAGGGGCATTGCACCGCGACAAGACGGTTCGGCAGCCACAGCCCGTCGGCGTGGCGCCAGCCCTGCACCGTGATTTCCGGCCGGGCTGAACGGCCCATGCGTACCGCCGCCTCCCAGATCGCCCGGTCCTTGAGCCCCTTGCTGTCCGCCACATCCTCGGCCACGATGATCAAGGGCCGATAGCGCGGCACATTGGCGTCAGCCGCCCGGCCGCTGGGGCCGGCGTTATGCTCCGGAGTGGAGGTGTCAAAGCCGAAATTCTGGCCCTTGCAGATTATTTCTGAAAACCGGTCCCGCAGCGAGAAGGTGCCGCGTCCGGACAGCACATTTTCCCCCTGGGTGAGCGCCGTGGCAATGCGCTCGCTGCCGGCCCTGGTAATGACCAGGCCGCCCTGGGCGTCGGAGATCAGCAGGACCCCGCGCATGCGGGCCGCCCGCTCCAGGGCCTCGAAAACCGTCTCGCCCTCCTGGAGCGCCGAGCGCTGAAAAGCGGATCCAAAATCCGTCTCCGCCGTTACCGATACGCCAAAAGGCTCACAAAGATCCTGGGCGATCTGCAGCAGGGTGCGGCCGGCCCAGGCTCCGCTTTTGGCAATGGCAGAGCAGTCAACCAGGTCGCCGGTCTTGTCCCGGCCTACCACGGTGACTGCGTGCTGCTGAGCGTCGAAGGATGGCAGCACATCGTCAACATAGCCGGTAATGACCACCTCTCCGTCAATGGCCACCGTGCACTCGTCCCCGTGTTTGATCGGCCACGGCTCATCCTGATCAGCCCAGCGCTCGGTAAGCCCCAGGGAGAACGTGCCGGCAATCTGCTCGATGCCGCGGTTGATCTCCACCTCGGTCCAGCCGCCATATGCCGCGCCGGCAACCGTCAGGGTTACGCCCATCTGCTGTGCGCCATCAGACATTGCTCAGCACCTCGATGGCCACTCCGCCAGGCACAAACCCTGGATGGTGAAAGCTGTTGCGGCTGACAATCTCAGCCTCCCGGCCGGCGTCCTGATACAGCCTGTGGGCAATAACCAGGGCAGGCATGGTCGCTGACGGAGTGTAGCTGATCAGCCTGGCCAAATTGCCGGAGGTAGACGCCACATACCGCACCAGTTCGGCCCGCAGATCGGCCAGGGCCGCATAGGAGGCGTCATTAGCTGTCTCCATCTGCAGGTCGAGCTGGCCGGCCAGCTCATCGCGATAATTGATGGCCTGGTCAAGGCTGGTAAATTCAGCGGCGGCCGCTGCCCGTGCCGCCTCGACCACCGCGGCCCGGCGCACCAGAGCTGTCAGCGCCGCCTGGTTTGCCGCCTGCTTGCGGCGTGACGCGGTGGTGCCGGAGATCTCCGGCTCATCGGCCAGGAAGTCATACAGCGGACGGTAGGCGTCCATTGCCCGCTGCGGCCGGTCCGGCAGCTGGGCTATGCCGGCGATAAGCTCGTAGATGCTTACGGCCAGATCAGCAGGCTGCCTGATCAGTAATTCCGCCTCGATGGCCAGCCCGGCCAGATCGGCGGCGAAGCCGATGACCGCGGCCGGCAAACCTGGGATCATGTTTTTGACGGTTTCAAGCTGGCCGGTAAACTGGCCGATCAGCAAGACGGCATGATCGGCTATCCATGACTGGCCGGTGACATCAAACGACTCGGCAAACTCACGCTTAATCGATTCGGCGGATATCGCGGCACTGGCCACCACTGCCTCGCCGGTATCCGTTGCCGCGGAAGGAAAGACCGCCTCTCCGGATTCAACAAAGGTGATGGCAAAGCGGGCCATGCCGCCCTCGCGGGTTGATTCCCTTGGGCCGCGGGCCTCGATTACGGTGACGGTCATCTCGCCGAGGTATGGGTGGACCAGCTTGCCGGCCCCACTTTGCTCCAGAGCCTCGACCATCCGGTCCCTGGCCGCCATGTAATTGGCGCCATGGACAAAGAAATCAAGGGAGAATCGCCGCGCCTTGCGGCCCATGTCCTCGGCGTATGGTTTGTCACGCAGAGGGTATTCGTGCAGGGCCACCCGGC